GCTCCATAAAGAGCCCGGACCGTTCACCGGCAAGCCCTGCCTGTTTGCCCGCAACAGAGAGATCCTGGCACGGGCTGCCGCCAATAACCACATTGACAGGCTCAACAAGGCTGCCGTTTATCTTTGTTATATCGCCGTAATGTTTCAAGGTTTCGCCTCCCTCAAAAAGTCGGGGTATAGCCCTTTGTGGAGTTCTTTTTCAATAGCCTTTTTAATTTCCTCGGCAGGATCCGGCATAGCCGGTGCCGCCATTGACATTAAAAGATCCGCTGAAATCTTGGCAGCGCACTGTGCTTTGTTTCTGTCATCCTCATAGTGCCGGATGTTCTTATCAATGTAGCAGCAATATGCGTGCTCAACCTCTGCGCCCGCACTCTGCTTAAAGTCCGGCAGGAAAGCAACCACATCTGCCGTATCAATCATTGCAAAGCAGATACGCATATAATCAGCAGGCTGCATACCGATGGGCATCCAGGTTGGTGTGAGTACGGTGTAGCCCTTTTTTTTGTAGAAATTTTCAGCCTCCTCAAACTTTGCTTTATAATCGGGATCGCCGGTGATTTTTCCGGCTATGTATATTTTAGTTGCCATACTTGTTTACCTCGTTTCCCCAGACATCCCAGCCCGGTGTTGTATTCCTTGCAAAAAGCTCTATGTAAGAGTGATCCCCCCCCCATAAGCTCTCGGATCTTATCTCGTGTAATATCCGGCTTTTGGGAATGGGCACGCAGCGGTGCAAAAATAAGTTGGCTTACGCTGTTGCTTGCCCTGTGGGGTTTACCCTTAACGGCTATAAGGCAAGGCTCTGTATTGCCCCTGGTCCAACGCCCAAGGCCGAAAAAGTAACCGTTGCCACTGCGGTTTTGTTTTACCCACTGAAAGCCGATACTTTTATACTTAAAGCCCCACGCCTCAATTACTTTCAATGCCTCTTTGAGCATTGGGTAAGTTGCCCAAAGGAAAAGCACGCAGTTATCAGCCGCCAGATCCTGCACCGGCAGGCTGCATATATCCTCAATACGCATTGTGGGGTAGTGGTCGGCAGCATTGCCGTTGCATCGCTTGTCCTGGTAGCTCCACGGCGGATCTGCATATATAACGCTGTATTTTTTATTTGGAAAAGGTATCATTGTTTGCCTCCTTAGAAAAACGATCCTCAAGTTCAAACACGCCTCTGGGCTGTCCTTTATAGTAGCCTTTCATTGGGCGCTCAAGTACAAATTGCAGGTAACGCAGCCTTTGCCAATATTCGGGCAAAAAGTTGTATATGTTCCGCAGTTCCTTGAGGTTTTTATTACAGCAGCACCAGCAGGAAACACGATCCAAAATATCATAAAGGCGTATTTTTTCTGCCTCGCTGTCGGTGTCCTCATACCAGTAAAAATGGTGATCGTAACAATATTGGAGGCACTCTGCCTCTGTCATATTCCAAAGTGTTGCAAGCGGTGCAATTTTGTAAGGCTCCAACCGTTCAAGCCTTTGCTGCTCATCTGCCGCAATTCCTATATACACGGTTGCATTTTTGCTTTTTGCGTAACGGTCAAGGGCTTTGAGTTTTTCAGTTGTACCCCAGCGGCATAAGCCGCCGCAC